TGAGGGTTGTGATTGCTAGCCTCTTTCTTTGTCTTTTTGGCAGCGATTTGCTGTTTCATCTTGGCAACAGTTACGGTGTCTTTACCCTTCGGCATGGCGTACTCCTTCGCTGGTTCATTGATTGGTTTGACAACACCTCGGATCATGTCTTGGATGCGTTTCAATCCTTCGGGATCGATGGTGTTGTCCTGTTCCTGCTGTTGCTTCTCTTTCATATAAAGTGGCCTTGTGTCTTCAATTGAACTGGTGACTGCAATCGCTGTCTCGGTGTCTATCGTTGGGTCAAATATCACCCTGATGGTGTCCGATCTCTCGCCCTTGAAGCCCTTCTTGACTGTCTGCAGGTAGCCCAGCTCTCGCAACTGAATCACCTGCTTGCTGACAGCCTGCTGGCTGATCCCCAGGTCTTTGGCTAGCCTGGTCTGACTCACCCAGGTGATGCCAGCCCTGTTGGCAAACGAGCAGATCGCCGCCAAGACCTGCAAACCACCGTGCGTCAGCTTCTGGTCGAACACAGCCTTAATCGGCAGCACAGCCACCTTACGCCGGTCTGGCTCTGGCTCACGCTCCTTGACCCTGGGCTTCTTTGGGATCTTGAACTCCACAATGTTTGTAGGTAACGGGTTCATGTAAACAATCCCTGCTGAATAGGATTTAGCTTCCGATCCCAGAACACCTGTGCTTGGTGTGCCTCAATCCTAGTGCGCATGACTGCTGCTCGAGCTTCCTTGGTCGGTGGCGTGTAGGTTCCACGCCACTTGCTATCAATGCCGACATTCCTGCCAATGTTTGTGCTGTCTGCCGAGGCAAATGGAAACTTTGAAAACACTGCTGGATCTAGCATCCTAAGCCCATGCACCTTGCACGCTGGTCGGCCAGCACGGTCGCAAATAACGTCCATTGCCTGGCTCATACGCTGCCACCAGGCATCAGTGCCAATTACAGCGTAGTCGCCAGAACTGCCCAGGCAAATACGTGGCCAGCTCAATACAAGCCGCTCTAAACGCTCCAGCGACTCATGCAAATGCCACACAGGCGCACCAACCCAAGGAGCCGAGTTACGCCACGGCCATTCATCAAGTAACGCATCGTTGGCAGCTTCGTCGCCGTCAATAACGTCAGGAATCACGGCAAAGTCAAAGCCTGGGTATCGGTGCAACTCGGCAATCCATTCGTAGTAATCACCCCAATCAGTCACCGGCTTACCGCTGCGCCAGGCTGAGAATGCGCCGTTATCCAAAGCAAATGACTGCGCAACCTCCAACGCAATCGACAGTTGATCTGAATGCACAAAGCTAACAAATGCATGGCCGCCATCAATGGCCTGCACAGCCGCTGTGGCTGGTGTTATTGGCAACCCGTGATAGTGAATCACAACGCCAGCTCCGAATTCCGTATACGGTTTTCCGAATTCCTTATACGGTCAGTCATCAAAAACTCCCGCCAAAGCAGCGAAGCTACCGCCAGCGCACATATGAACACCATCTCGCCAGTTCAACAACGCACAGATAGCCATGCCACCAATGCAGATGCCCAGTAGGAAATATTCCTTTTTCTTTTCTCTCAAGTTCATTACGGCTCTTCCCCTGTTATAAGCGCTACCCACAGCGCAATCAGCATCGCTAGCACCGCAACGCCAGCCCCAAATAGAAACATCGCGGCAAACATCCAGATCACAGCAGCGCCTTGATCCGGCTGATCTCCCAGCCTGTGGCATCGTGCAGCTCGAGGATGCGGTTGGATGTGAAGCTGACATGGCCGTGCCGGTACTTGCTCACAAAACCCTGTGGCCACTTCATCTTGACCGCAATGTGTGCATCGTTCCTCGCTGGTAGCTCCGCAATCAGTGTGTCCAGCAACTTATTTGGTGTCCGTGGTTTTTCCACTTTTATATCTCCTTAACATTTCATTTCGCAGCCTTACTCGCTCCTCGTAGCCTCGCTGCTGCTCGACAAGGCCCAGGTACTCCAGCTTGGTTATCTTTGGTTTGCGTGCCTTGTCAGGCAGCTTTAGCGCCCACCTGGCCTCGCAATCGTGCCTGTACGCCTCGCTGTGGGTACAGACCTGGTTACCATCCACCAGCACCGTGCGTGGCTTCCAGTGAGCCCTATCGCAGTGCTGGCAGTACTCATAGCCTGCGGCCACCATGTCTGCGTGCGTACCGCTTGGTCTGCCTGACAGCCGAAATGATGCCCAGGCCTGCATAGCGCCACATCCTGAATGCCCGCCACAGTCTGATCATTTGACCCGCCTCACCTTGGCTGTTTTGGCAGCCTTGGCCTGCTCACGCTGGATGCGCTTGAACTTGGCGGCTAGATCCATCGCCGTGCCTGCTGGCTGATACTTAAAGTTTGGGTTCCAGACACTTGGCGTGGTGTCCTGCTTCTTTTCTTTCTTTGGCGGCATCTCATCAGTCGCCAACTTCAAAGTGTTCTGCATTGTTTCCTCCTGTTAACTGATCGCGCATCATCGGTATGAAGTCCTCCAGTAAAAGACAGACCCGCCAGGGCTGGCCGTTGCGCCTGTAGACTACCACCGGCACCTCGCTGGGATTGGCGCAGGCCTCCACCTGTTGCGACCACGCATCAATCTGCAGCCGCTCCTGGCGCTTAATTTCAAGTCGATACTGACCAATGGTGATGTCATCCCCACCATCACGCGCTTGTCCTAAATTGCGTTTCACAACAAAACCCAATTGATCGGTCAATATCGCAGCGATCTCACGTTCGGCGTGGCTCCCTTTGTTCCTACGCCCCCGACCGTTCATAAATTTCTCCAGGTTGCGCCGCTTCTCACTTGGCATAGAGCAGACATCGACATGCCCAACTCAGCAGACAAATCTTTCAGGCGCTCGCCACCATAACGAACACGTCTTGCCTGCTCTTGGGTCAACTTTCGGTGTGCAGGCGCTTTAAGTCCGGCGTCATACGCGTGTTGATTGTTTTCGCTACTGGTGCAACGCTCGAGGTTGACCAGTCGGTTATCTGCCTTAATCCCATTTATGTGATTCACCCGATTTCTTACCGGATCAAAAGGCAGGAACGCTTCCGCAACTAGTCGATGCACAAAGGTCGCTTTTGCATTCTTTGCGCCAGGCTTCCACAAACCAACTACTCGGTAACCGTTTGGCGTGGTGCATTGTTTCAGCCACTTTTTGCTGATGTGCGACCAGATTTCGCCATACTCGCTGGCGGCATAGCGACCCTCATGGCCGGGTATGTCCATGATCCGCATCACCGATCCCCCAGCAGTTTGTTTAGACGCTCCTGGGTAGTCTCGTACCGCTTACCGTAGGCCTCCAGAATCAGCTCCTCCAGGATCGACACCCGCGTGCGACGCTGCTCGGCTGCAGCCTGGTCAAGCAACTGCCTGACCTCTGGCCGCATACGCATTAGAAACATCTTGCCCTCTTTCATGCTGCCCCCTTGTGTATATCGCCCGAATATAAAGCCAGCACCGTAACATCGTCAACGGTTGCCACTTTGATAGCACTACAAATTATTTTGCTTTGGGGTGTTGACATATCGCTGCGATATATGAGATCTTCTGTCTACGGTCACTCAAGACCGCAACCTCACCGAGATACAGGGAGATTGAAATGCAAGTACAAATCATCGAATTCGGCGCACTCGAGTCAGGCAAGTTCTTCGAAGCAAACTGCGGCAAAACATCTGCTTATGTGTGGTTTGGCAAGTTTACCGGCAGCATAAATGTGTGCTGCAAGAATGCTTCACATAAAGCATTTCGCGGTACTGGTCGCACCTTTTGGTCAATTGAAGAAGCTCTAGCGGCATATAAGTCGCCTGAGATGAAGGCCATCATCAATGCGGCAGTGGAGGCTTAATCATGACCTCCTACGTCGCATACTTCCGCGTTTCCACCGAGCGCCAGGGCCAGTCAGGCCTGGGCCTCGAAGCCCAGCAGGCACAAGTCAAAGCCTACGCTGACAGCATCATCCACAGCTTTACCGAGATTGAATCAGGCAAGCACGATGACCGGCCACAGTTAGCCGCCGCCATCGCAATGTGCAAAGCCACCGGCAGCGCACTGTTGATCGCCAAGATCGACCGACTGAGCCGCCAGGCAGCCTTCCTGCTGACCCTGCGTGACTCTGGTGTGCAGATCGTTGCAGCCGATATGCCACACGCTGGCACCCTTGAGTTTGGTATCCGCGCTGTGGTCGCACAGCATGAGCGCGAGGAGATCAGCCGCCGCACCAAGGCAGCATTGCAGGCTGCCAAGGCCCGTGGCGTTCGCCTGGGTAACCCAAACCCGCAAGCAGCAGCCGTCGCAGGTGCAGCCGCTGGCCGTGCCAACGCTGACGCATTCGCAGCCAAGGTGATGCCCATCATCGCCGACATCCAGCGCTCTGGTGCCACCAGCCTGCGTGCAATCGCCACCGCTCTGCAGGCCCGTGGCGTGCAGACAGCCCGTGGCAATACCAAGTGGCTGCCAGCCCAAGTCTCCAACCTAATCCAGCGAGGTGCAGCATGAGCGACGATTTCTTCAACGGTTTCCTGCTCGGCATGGCCGTCATTTTTGCCCTGTTCTTTGTGGCGGGTGTCATATGATCACCGGCCAGATCCTGCGTGACGCGCAGCTAGCGCTCTTCGAGCAGCGTGATGCCGACTTCCTGGCCCACTGTCGGCGTATTGCTACCGACATTGCCAAGAGCCAGGGCAGCGTGTCTATCAATGATGTCCGAGCTGCCATCAGCTTACCTGCGGAGCTGCATCCATCAGTGCTTGGCGCTGTTTTCAGAGGTAAAAAATTCACAGCAATTGGCTTTACCGAAGCCACACACAAGGCCGCCCACGCTCGCGTGGTGCGGATCTACAAACTCAATGAGGAGAAATAAACATGGCCGGAAAAAAAACACCTGATTACATGATGAGCGCCAGCCGCCTGCCTGCGCTGCTGGGCCTGTCCAAGTATCAGACACCCAACGATGAGCTGCAGTTCTCAATCAACGCAGCCAAGGGTGTGCCACGCGAAGACAAACAGAACGAAGCAATGGCCTGGGGTGATCGGCTCGAGTCCATGATCCTGCGGGAAACTGCCAAGCGGCTCGAGCTGTTCGAGCTGTCTACCGAGTTTGATTCGGCATTCTTTCACGACACACTGCCGCTAGCCTGCAGCCTGGATGGCTACGCGCATGGCCGTGGCCAGAAGATCCGCACCGACACTGACGCAGGCATCATCGTGGTTGGCCAGGATGAGATCATGCTCGACGGCTTTGGCGTACTCGAGGCCAAGCTGACAGCCGTGGCACCCGAGGAGATCCCAGCGCTGTACCGTGGGCCAGTGCAGTTGCAGGCACAGATGGACATCATGCAGGCGAAGTGGGGTGCGCTGGCCGTGCTGTACCAAGGCACCACCCTGCGCATCTTCCTCTTTGAGCCACACCAGCAGACCCTCTACACCATTAAGACAGCCGTGCTGGAGTTCCAGAACAAGCTCGAGAAGTACAAAGCTACAGGCGAGATCGACTTCTACCCGCCAGCCAATCCAAAGGATGCCGACCGTATGTACCCGGCAGCCGACGAAAACCTGGTGGTCAACCTGCCTGGTCGAGCCGAGCAATTGGTCGATCAGATCGTGACCGCCAACGCCGACATCAAGGCAGCCGAGGGTCGCCGCAGCGAAGCTGAGACTGAGCTGAAGGCAATGATGGGCCAGGCTGCCAAGGCCAGCATTGGACGCTTCGAGATCCGCTGGCCAATGCGCAGCTACAAAGCCACAGCAGAGAAGGTTGTGCCTGCGAAGGATGCGTATAGCATCAGGCAGTCAACGCTGTCGATCAAGGAGGTCGCATGATCTGGCGCGACCCGACCAAACTTGAAGAAGCACACGCACGCGCTGTTGTTTCGCTGCTGAACACCATACCTAAGTGCAGCGAGGAAGAAGCCGAGGAGATTGTCGAGGCTTTTACCGCGCTGATTCTGTACACACTGCAAGCCTTTTTACCGACACCAGGAGATGACGATGCAACTAACCACTAGACAAGGATTCGCACCCACTACCTTTACCGAAGCCAGGCAGTTTGCAGAGGAGCTGGCATCGTCCAGCCTGGTGCCAAAGGCCTACACCGGCAAACCACTCGATGTGCTGGTGGCCATGCAGTGGGGCGCTGAGATTGGCCTGGCACCGATGCAGGCACTGCAGAATATCGCGGTCATCAATGGGAAGCCTAGCGTCTACGGTGACGCAGCAATGGCCCTGGTGCAGGCCTCGCCACACTGCGAGGACATCGAAGAATACTTTGAGAATGAGAACACGCCCAACCCGACAGCAGTCTGCGTGGCCAAGCGCCGTGGCCGCAAGCCGGTGGTCGCTAAGTTCAGCGTCGAGGATGCCAAGCGTGCTGGCTTATGGGGCAAGCAAGGCCCGTGGCAGGCGTACCCAAAGCGCATGATGCAGATGCGGGCCAGAGGTTTCGCCTTAAGAGATGCCTTTCCTGACGCGTTGAAAGGCCTGATCACTGTCGAAGAAGCGCAAGACTTTCCAGATGAGGCAAAGCCACGGCCACCAAAGGATGTCACGCCACTGCCTGCCAATCCGCTGGACATGATCCCGCCACCAGCTCCGCTGCCAACCGCAGATGAGTATGTGCCAGACCTGGATGAGATCAATGCTGAGTTGCAGAATGCGGCTGCCGAATCTGCAGAACCTGCTGCAGAACCTGCTGCAGAACCTGCTGTGCCTGAAGGCCTGCTTCTGCTGGTGCCAGGGAAAGGCGAAGACAGTGAACCGCGCATTCTGTCAGGCCACAACAGCCAGCAAGAATGGTCGGATGCCTATGAAGCAATCGCTGAGAAGACACTGACCGCAGGCAAGGCACCCGAGCGCCAGCGAATGACAGCGCTGCGGCAGTTGAAGGATGTCAACAAGGACACCATTGACAGGTTAGACCTGGTGGCCAAGACCAAGCACACCGAGCAGTATCAGCGCAGGCTTAAGATCTTGGGTGCCACCATGAATGACAAGGAAAAAAATCCCGGCGAGTAACCGGGAAAACCCGCTGATCCACCTTGGTCGCGCAGGAGTGGCGCAGGGTCAGCGGGAGGTGTTCCTTACTGCTTCGTACTGCTTGAGACAGGTGTCGAGGGCGCTGGCAAGCCTGGCTGCGTCGGCGGCGTACCACGCAAGAAACTCTCCATTTCTCCGATCCAGTTCCGCTCCACTCGCTCCACTGCAAGATTGGGAGGAATTGGACACGGCACCTGCTTGGGTGGCGGGGCGCTCGGCGCGGTTGCGCAAGCTGTCAACCAGCTTGTTAGCACGACTATCAATATCTTTGATCCTCGCATTGGCATCCTCTCGTAGTTGATCAGCCTGGGCCTGCAGTGCCTGTTCCTTCTCACGCGCAGCAGCCTGGGCAGCAGCGTACTCAAGCGCGAGTTTAGCCTTTTCCTGATCCCATTGGGCCTGCACCTCGGCCTTGCCGTGCGCTGTGCCCTTGGCATAGCCGCCAGCACCAGCCACGGCCACCGCAATCACAGCCCCAGCAATGAACCAGGGATTCATTTTGGCGGCACCTTGGTGCCTTCAAGTTTCTTATGTACCTTCACATCGCGGCAGACTTCTTTCTTGGTCTTGGGATCTTCCCGGCAGACCTTTTTCATCTCGCCGCCAGCGTGTACGTTGAATGCCAGCAACATACTAGCGGCCACGGTTGCAGCCATGCGGATCAGTAGCAGTGTGTTCATGGTTCCCCCTTAGAGTTCAGGTTGTGGTGCTGCTGGTGGTGCTGCTTTGCCATTGAAGCCGGTAACTACAGGCGCTGCAGGCTCGAGCTGCGGCTCCATGCGCACAGGTGCGTGGGTCGGAGCTGGTGCCTTTGGTGCAGGTGGCGGTGGGTCAGTCCAATCGCTGGCCTTCGATACGCCAGGTGGTGGGTCGATCAGCTTGGCCGCGCCGTCCTTACCCTTGATGGCAAGTAATGTTGCCAATGACCCCAATACGTACTTTGACATATCGGAAAGCAATAAAAAAAATTGCTTATCAGCAGGCGACATGAAATACGGTTGCGTTACAAACACAACTGAGTACATAGCTAGGCTCGACATCATCAGAATTACTAGGCAGAACGTCGAGCCAATAATCAATTTGATGATGCTATCAATTAGGTCGGGTGTCCATTTCATTGTTTAGGTTCCTCCGGCTTTAGGTCTGCAGCAGGTAGCAATTGATCAGGGCAGGTGCCGGTCACAGCACAGGTTGGACGCTGGCACTCTGGCTTGTTCCAGTTCTTATTGTCCTGGCAGGGATAACGGAACCGATCCTCACAGCCAGCCAGTAGCAGCAGAATTAGCAGGTATCTCATCACACCCCCAAGACATGAAGCGCGTGCTTGTAATGCTTGATCCGGTCGTTAAGCCCTATCGTCCCGCCATTGATCCGTTTGGTTAGGGTAAGGATGTCGCCAGCGTCGGCCCACTGGTTGAGCTTATTAGTTTCCCAAAACCAGCAAGCGCTTTGGGCTGCTCCTTCGAAGCAAGAAAGGTACTCAGGCACTTCGTTAATGTCGAGCGGCCTGCCATCTACTTCAATGCTGTCGGCAAAGTTTTGATAGTTCTGGCGGCCAGTGAGCTGGATTAATCCTCGGCCAATCCATTTGGCAGGATCGCCAGACTCCTCGCTACCGTTGCCCATGCGGTTGGCATAGATCCGATTGGCAATCGCTTCCTGCTTGTTTGGCTTGCGGCAGTATTCTTCTGCCAGCTCATCTGTTGGGAAATACTTGGGGAATAGCCTGCGCAGCGTGGCTGGCTTGTAGTTGAGATTCTCTTTGAGCGTGGTGAAGTTGCCAGACTCATGCGCACACTGCGCAATGAAGGCAGCAATCCGCTGCGGGGTGTTGATGTCGTAGTCAGGCAGCAGTTGCTCGAGCGCATTGTGCCAGTAGCCAACGTGCTTGTTGCCAGGAATCATCTGCTTCAGTTGGCTTTCAGTCAGCATCAATTACCCCTGTATAGATTTCGTTCCTCTAGTATTTCACGCCTTAATTGTTTCATCTTCTTTACTTCATGCACCGCAGCCTGATGGACTATAAACATATCGTAGTACATCACCCCGAGGATAGGCATGACAATGAAGAAGGTTAGCAGCAATGCCATGACCGTCACAATCAAAGACCAAGGGACATCCTCTGAATCGCGCTTCTCGTTATTAGCCACATTAGACCCACCGCCCACGCTATTACGAACACGACTGCTCCAATCCATACCAGACGACCCTTGAGGCGATTTATTGCCCTTCTGCGTTGCCATCTCGCCGCCTGTAACTTTCTTGTTTCGATTGCTAGTGCATCAGCTTGCTCGTTCTGTATGTCAGTCCACGCCTTCTCAAATCTAGACCAGACCGAGCCTAGTTCTGGCGGCGTGTTGTACACCATCTGCTCTCGTACCTGCGCCAGCATATCGTTCAGTTTAGACTCCAGCCTGATACGCTCCAACGCCCTGCGACCGAGCGACATATCGCCCCGGTATACTTCCTTTGCTGCCGCCTCGCTCTGCACATATATCTTCAGCAAGGCTTCGTACTGGTCAATGAAGGTGCCTAAGTTATTCCAGATGTCACCAAGAACATCATCGGGTACAGCCTTGGCAATCTCCTGAACCTTCTTTACTTCTTCGTTGTACTGCTTCTTCTGCTCTGGACTAGGGTCAACTATCTTGTGATACTGTTCCTTCAGGTCTTTCAGTACATCGCTTACATCGCCGCTTGTTGACTTGATCTGCTTGTAAAGATCGACACCCTTCTTCGCAAGATCAATCGCTGTGGTACAGGCCTTGTAGGCCGCAGCAATTGTGATCGGGTCAAGCACATCAGAACAAATGCAACTGCTTCTTCATTGCAATGATCTCTTCGCGCAAGGCATCGTTCGCTTCCTCGCACTTGCGGTTCTGCTCTTCGACTGTAGCCAGCCGATCAGACAGGCGTGACACTTCCTCGCGCAGGGTAGCGATCACCTGCTGCCAAGCAGCGTCGGTAACGTCAGCCGCTTTGTTGCTGCGACTGTCTGCCATGATCTTCTGGTACATACCGTAAGCACCAGCACCAGCAGCAGCGATACCTACGCCGACATTAGTCAACCACTCAGGCATCACCCACCTCATCTGCTGGCAATGGCTGACCGCCTTCTTCTAGCCACTTCAAATAGGCTTGGTTATTCATGCTGCACCTCTTGCGTAGATTCCATGATATTTTTGTCTGGCTTCTTCTGCCACCAAACTTGCAAGTTCAAAATCTTCAAAATAACCAAAGAAGATTCGCTTGCCTGATGATTTCAAACTCACTTTGTATTTATTATTTTCAGAACAAAAAGACACATTTTTTGTCTTTCCTTTGTAAGCCCTATTCAAAGAGTTTTGTTCTGCTGTAACCAATCGCAAATTCTCTATCTTATTGTTTAGAGGATTGCCATCAATGTGGTCAATCTGCATCCCATCGGGAATGTTTCCATTGAACATTTGCCAAATCACTCGATGTACAGCATGGGTCTTTCCGTCAAAGTACACCCTGCGATAACCCCTAGTGTACTTAGCTCCAGCCTCTTGCCCGACGACAATAGCATTGCTACGGCTTATTTTCCATAACAACTTGCCATCTTTGTATTCAAACAAATTATTCATCTGCTGGCTCCGGTTGATTACCCTCGGAAATCCATTTTAGATATTCCTGATAGTCAACATTTTGTTCATCCATTGGTATCGTTGCTCCGTCTGATAGGCGTTTTATCATGGGTGCTATTTCACCAGTAATTACATTTTTTAGTGTTTGGTACATAATTAAAGCTCCGCAGAGGCAGGAACAGAAAAGTTCATAGAAGTATTGTCTTTGGCAAATGCGACGGCTCTTGTTCCAATAAAATCAGTTCCACTAGGCGCAATAAGCGAACCCTGTGGGCTGCTTACATAAGTGCCTAATGTTGGCGCTGCTCTTTTCTCAACCTTGAAATATCCGGTAGCAACAGTAAATCCACCCGTAACCGCCATTAAACTTTTTAAGTCAAGGGTTTCATAATATCTTTGGCATAACATCAATTCGCGTCCATAGTCTCTGACATCAAAGCTCGTCGCTGTGCTGCCTTTTTCTAGTTGTACGCCGGTAACTTGCCATGTGGCGTTAAGTGTGTTGATGACGTTGACGTTTCCAGAAGCTTGGAGCGCAATACTAGTCAACCAAGTATTAGCCGTGTTGATGTAAGTTGAACCTGAACCAAGGCTAAAAAACGCTCTCATGCCAGCAGTATTGTCGGTTGCCCATGTTCCGCTTGCAGGTAGCGTTACCGTGACAGTTTTCTGCTCCCATGTATTTGCAGCGTTAATTGTGTATTGAAAAACATATGCGCGAGTTTCATCACCATTTGACAGATACCCACCAAATGTTCCTGTCAGAGTACTCTTTACCCAAAACGACAGCGTGACTGTGGCAGCAGAAGCCGTGCCACCAGCAAGATCAGCGACGTTGAATCCTTCAATGATCTGGCCGACGCGGGCGTACTGCGTAGAGCCCAGCGAAGAATCCGCAGTGGTAACGGTTACGCGAAGTGAGTTTACAAATCCAGTTGGAGCGTCTGCTACTCTTTGAATCGCAAGCACTCCGTCATGAACACCACCGCCGTTCCAGCGGTCAAGGGTATACGCGCCAGTGCTAGGGTTAACACTCGCACCAGCATTACGCTGATCGATCACCATTCCCGGATTGATAATCCGATTTCTAAAACCAAACCCACCGCCACTATCGTAAGCAGCAGCTAGTTCTGCCAGTTCTCTTGCGCGTGTCATGGTGCCGCCTCCTGCTCAGATTTAAGTTGCTGCTCGTTTAGTTGCGCCGCTAGTTTCATCCACAGAGGATGCGCTCCTGACTGAGTAGGCAGGTTGCCGATTACCTGTACGATAAACTGCGCTTCGTTTTGGTCTAGTTCGAATTTCATGCTGTGCCTTTCAATGCTGCTATCTCTACTGCTTGTGCGTCAACGATGGCTTTTAGTTCTTGGATGGCTGCGGTCAAGGTTGCGACTAGGAATGAAGTGTCAATGCCCTGATAAGCTGGTCTTGTCTGCTCGTTACCATCTTCATCGGTGTATGTTTCAACCGAATCTTTCTCACCCGTCACGGCTTGTGGACACACTTCGGCAAGTTCGTGAGCAATGAAGCCTTCGCTTGCAGACCCATCCAACTTCCATGTGTAAGTAACAGGCTTGAGTGCAGCAACCTTTGCAAGTGCGCCAGTCATCGGCTGCACGTTTTCTTTTAGTCGGTAATCCGACGAAGTGTTGTATGCAGTCGCTGTGGATGTATTAGTAATCGACCCAACCGCGCTATTGTTGTAGTAAAACGCACAAGCTGCAGTCGCGCCAGTTCCTGATGCAGTACCCTTAACAAAATTTAATCGACCGTAGTTGAGACTTGATGATTCAAAAAATGCGCCGGGGTTTGTGACATCTGTTGCTGTTTTCCCAAATAAAAAATCACCACCGCTGGTGATACGGGCGCGTTCGGTACCACCAACACCAATTTGCAATGCGCCGAGGCTATTACTTACCTCAAACCAAGCTTTTAAAACCGCGCTTTGAAGAAGATAAATTCCCGTGTATCCAGATGCGTTTTGATTATCTAAGCGAAGACTTGGATAAGCCGTTGACGTAGCGCTTGCGGTATTTCTAATAATCTCAAGCGTACCTAAAGGCGAACTCGTACCAAACCCCACGTTGCCATTATCTTGGAGATACAAACCGGTAGCTCCGTTGGCATAAATGCCGAGAACGTCAGTACTTCCCGTTGTATTCGTGGAGTCAATAATCCAGTTTTCACCGCCAGTCGCAGTAAGATCGAAGAACGCTCCTGTGCGGGCAGAAGTTGCAATCTTCATTTTTGCGCTTGCTGCTGGAGCGCTTGTTGTGTTTAGCAACAAACTTTGCGAGCTATTCACCCGCAACGCTTCCGTACCACCTGTACCAATAGCTACCGTATCCGCAGCAGGGAAGAATATGCCCGTGTTGGTATCGCCACTAACCGAGATCGACGGCACCGAGGCCGAGCCAGCAACAAAACGCACCGCACCAGCATAGGTGCCACCGGTTGACGCAGGCACCATGTCAGCAGTCACAAACGACTTGAAGGCAACGATCACCAACTCATCATTCAACGCAGCGCCAGCACCCAGCACAACACTGGTGCCACTGGTTGCTGTGTACTCGGTCTGATCTAGCGAAACACCGTTCAAGAACACCACAACGTTGTTGACCGTGTAGGTCAGTGTAGCGCTGTTGGAGTCGCTGCCCGAGAAGGTGGTCTGGCCGGAGGTGGCGACGTACCTGAAGCGCAAGAAGCTGACGTTGCCTGCTGACGTTGCAGCAATCCAGCTCGCACCGTCGTACACCTTCATGATGTTTTCAGATGTGCTGAAGTACAGCGCACCAGCTACCAGCGCATTGCCGTCGTTGTCGAGTGTTGGGTTGCTTGCCTTGGTGCCGAGGTAGCGGTCATCGAAGCTGTCGAAGGTATTGGCCGCTGAAGCCGCAGATGCAGCCGCAGCAGAAGCAGAGTTCGCTGCATTTGTTTCACTTGTCGCCGCATTGGATGCGCTGGTTGCAGCAGCAGATGCGCTGTTAGATGCATTGGTCGCGCTGGTCGCAGCATTCGATGCCGACGTACTGGCAGCAGAAGCAGAGCTGGCAGCGTTAGTCGCAGACGTTGACGCATTGCTGGCCTGCGTTGCCGCCGTGCTGGCAGAACTGGCTGCATTAGTAGCTGACGTAGATGCAGCGCTTGCGCTGTTAGCGGCATTGGTAGCCGAGGTGCTAGCGTTGGATGCCTGAGTCGTTGCCGTGCTGGCCGAGCTGCTGGCGCTCGAGGCCGAGCTGGATGCAGCCGAGGCAGACGAAGCTGCGGCTGTCGCGCTGTTGGCAGCGTTGGTGGCATAGGTCACCGCATTGGCTACATCGGCAGCGCTAATGCCTAGCGTTGGGTCACCGTTGGCATCGAATGCCAGCGTTTTGTTGGCACGATCTACCGCCCTCGGTAGCGTCATGTCAATTGTGGTCGGGTCTGTCTGTGGCGCAATCAACGCACGCTGCAGGCCTTCAGCATTCTGCTGGTTAAAGATGGTCTGCTGATCTAGTTCATCGTTCAGCGTGTTAGCAAAAAAATCACCGCCGGTCACGAAGTCAGTCGTGCGCGAGATGGTACGGTTGCCGACGATAGCAATCTGTGTAGCACCTGTCGGCGTAGCAGTCAGCGTCACAAAGCCTGTGCCGTTGCTGTTGATGGTGACTGTGTAATTGGTGGTCAGCGTCAGCAGCGTGTCATCGCGGTACACCGCAATGTCACCAGCAGCCAGGATCTCAAACGTAAAGTTATACGGGCCGGTGCCGCTTGCGGCATAGACCACCCGCCTTGTCACATTACTAATTGGCACGCCCATGGTTTAACCCTTCCTTGTCAAAATTGTACTAGCTTAATCTGGTTTGTAATAGATGCCATAGGATTGACGAGCCTCGCCAACCTCTATGATTTTGTCTTGAATTTCAGGGAATTCTGACATCAGTTGTCTTTTTGCAAAGCCCATGAATTTACTGTGTACGCCTTGAATCATCTTCTGTTTCTGATCCAGCGGCAGCAGGTCATACCCTGGCATTTGCATGGTGTCGAGAATCGTCTGCTTGGCTGCAGTTTCCTTGCCATAAATTGTCAGCAGCCGGTTATATTGCTCTGGCGACAATTCAATTGGTGATGACATTGAGCCTGCACCTTCGCCCAGGGTAAATGATGTCTTGCGGTCAGGCACACCAATCGGTGAGCCGATCTCCACCAGCAAGTCATCCACCTCAGAGAATTGATCTGGCGACACCCTGGTCGGCAGCACCAGCTCTAGTGGGTTGCCTTGGCTGCGCTTCATGGTATCGCCCCACAGATTGAGCGCATCAGGCACAGACTCGCTGAAGTAAGGCAAGCGGCTGCGGTACTGGTTGAATGCTTCGACAAAACCACGCACGCCCATTGGCAGATCTGGACTGGCCTTGGTGTCCTTCCTAGTCGGATCTAGCAGGCGATCAATGGCTGCTACCGATGAGCTGTATGCGCCGCCAGGCGAGCCGCCAATTAGGAAACCACCAAACTGCTTGGTCAGTCCGTTGACAATCTTCTCGCCATCAACCCGGCCAGACTCATTGAAGCCAATCAGCTTGCCAACATCAGCAATGCCCTGCAAATAGGGCTGCTCTTTCAGGTACTCATACAAGCCATAGGTCGCGCCAAGGAATACCTCCTCAACCTTGCCAGCATCTGGCTCATGCTTGGCATACTCGGCATAGTCAGCAGCAATGGCCATCAAAGCGCCAATCGGCTCCATGCCTTGGAAGCTGTACCATTTGTCGCCCAGCTTCATGCTGTAGGGCTGCCAGCCCGTGCGCATCAAGGCATCGCGCTCTTCTTTGCGTTCTGGCCCGCGACCGGTCAGGTTGCCTTCTGCAGCCCACAAGGCAAAGCCTGCCAACACGGTTGAGCCCAGCGATACCTTGGCCATTGCCATGTCGCGCTGCGGGCCACCGGCTGCAATCTCCTGCCGCCACCGAGATGACAGCGGAGCAAACGGTGTGCGCTCCACAACATTCAATCCAATATTTGCCGGTGTCTTAAAGAATGGCACGATGATCTTGCCAACTGGGTGATTGAATACGCGCTGCAGTGAAGCCAGAGCTGGTGGCAGATCTGCCTGGAAAGTGCCTTGTTTGGCAAACTCCATCGCAGCCTCATCCAAGTCGCGTGGCGGGTTGGCCAGCAGATCCTCGGCTTCCTTGGTTGCCCGAGCAATTGCGTCCTGTTCATTCATGCCAGATGCCAGCGACTCGCGGTAGATCTTCTTCGAGCGGCGCGTTATCTGCGCATTCATCTCCATGCGGTACAGCACGCCCTTGAAGAATTCATCTTCAGTCATCAACGCACGGCCAGGCAAGGTGATCGCTGTGCCGTAGTAATCCATGCCCTTGCCAATCCAACTATCAGGCTTGGCACCTGTCATGCGCTGCAAGGATTCGCCCAAACCTTCCATAGGGGCGCGGCTGAGTTCAACCTTGCTGGCAATGTCGAGCTGTGGGCTGTTCGTTTTCCACGCCTTGGAGGCCAGCTCAAAGCCTTCCATGATGGCATTGCGCAGCGACAACGTCATCGTCAATGCTTCGTCCAGTTCAATGCGCTCGGCCTCGCTGCCTGGCACTCTGTCGCCAAACCAGCGCAGCCCAGGTAGCAGCTCTCCGGCTCTTATCTTCTGCGGCAAATAGTTGGAATACAGGCCAGCCACCAAGCGTTCGGGGATCTGGTACAGACCGAATAGCGAGTTAGAAACAATGTTCTTGGCGTGGGTCACAGGCGACGATAGCAGGCCATTGATCCAGGTTGTCATCCATACGTCTTTGACACCTGACATCATCGACTTTTCTACCAGAGCATTCTTGGCTGCGCGACCCTCCAGCGATATGTAAGACCGTGCCAGATCGGTCAGCGCATTGTCGCCACCAAACTCATCCAGCACCTGGCGCAGTGCCTGTGACTTGCCATCGCGTGGCATACGCATCACAGCCAGCGCTCGAGCTGTTTCAGTCTGGATGCCTTTGACACCCTTCTGCACCAGCCCGTGGAAAGCAATCTGCTGACGTAGCGCCAGCTTGTCCACATCGGTGGCCATGCCAGAATCCACCAGCTTGAATAAACGATCTAGTTCAACAGCGCTCGACTCCAGCACCTGCAGTGCCTTGTAGGTATCCACAGCGCTGGGCAGCATCCCGCCATCAGGCGTGGTTAGCCTGGCAAGGAATGACTCGCTAATACCGCTGGCTTCTGCCTTCTGCTTGATCTCATCAAACGTGACGCGCTGGGTCTTGATGCCAAGCGCATCAGCCACGCCACCAACTACAGCGGCAGCGTCATCAGTCTGGTAGCGCGATAGGTTAAATGGCTCAACCGGCACACCAGCGGCACGCTCTGCGGTGGTGGGTGATGGTTTGCCCTTGGTTGCGCCAGCAGCCTGGCGGGCCTCTGTGGCCTGCTTAACCTTGTCAGCCAATGCCTGGTCAGCTTCAGGAATAACGGTCATCCGACCGACCTTGCCAGCCTCCGGCAATTCACCTGCTGGCGTTACATCGCTCAGTATCCGGCGGCCAGCGCTGGGCTCTGCTTTGGTGACTGCTTTGCGCAGGATAGAGCCAAGACCAGCAACCTGCATCCCGTCCATGCTGGGTGAGCCAGGATCACCAGCCAGCATATCAGGCGACTCTGCAGGCGCTTCTATTGGGAACGGCTCAAGCGGAACCTCACCGGTAGCCGGTGCCGCTGGGTCAGGCAGGATAGAACCTAGACGCTGCTCAAGTGAGTTGGCCATTATTCAGCTCCTTGTTCTGGAGCAATGGCGCTCCCTTTTACGATTGAGCTTCTTGCTCTTGCGGTTCTTGTTCTGGCTGCATTGGTTGTTGGACTTTTGCCATTTGCTGGAATAGATTGTTCTCCACCTGGCGCGTTTCCAATTCTGCTGCCTCTTGCTGCGATAAGTTCATCTAACTTACTCCTATTGACTTCAGGCCGTTCAAACCAAGGCGCGTTGCCACTGGAAGAAACTCTGAAATTTTTTGGAACAACACCTGATTTTGGATCTTTTATTGCCGTCAACATATCACGGTATTCTGGCACGGTAAACCTATATTGTTCGCCTTTAGAGTTGTCATAAATAAAATATGGCCCGGCATCATCCACACCATATTTTGCCCCGTAGTCATACATTCCGTATTCGCCTTGCTTGGCCGTCACACCCTTAAATGGCTGCGGCACTCCAGCGGCTTCACGCATGATCGCGTCAATTGTTCCGTGGCTAGCTTCTTGCTGTGATCCAGCAACCCATGTTTCCCAATGATAGCGACCAAGCGAGGCATCGCCTTCGCGGCCAACCAATCGGTACGCTTCCTTAAGGCGCTGCGCCATCGCTCTTTCAATTGCCTCATACACAAGCAAACCTTTGGCACCATATGTAATTTCGGAAAGTGCGGTGCCTGCAATTTGAGCGCTTTCTTCCACTTCTTTTCCGTCTTTTTTCTTAACCATTCTTTTTTCAGAACGGCCATCCCACAGATTCTTACCAGCAAATCTTCCATCATCCCAAAGGTTTCTTAATTGCACCCGATCAATCACAAGCACATCAGTGCGGCCACTGACAAGCAACGTAAAACTTACAACCTTATTATCAATACCGACACCTGTTCCGATCTTTGCAAACTCTCGCCTAATTTGTGGCCCGCTCATATTTGGGTTTGCCATCATTTCATGGACTTTTTGCAAGCCAGTAATTCCATCAGCATCCTTAATTGCCAACTTTGTTAAAAAGTTTTTGCCAAACGCATTAAGGTTATGCATTGCGCCAGAGCCTGGTTGACCAGAACCCTTACCAGCAACGGTTGATGCCCAATTCAAATACTCATTCAAATCTGCTTTATCAAATTTTCCAGATGCTGCCTTTTTTATAAAAGGTTCAATCCCGCTAATTGCGTCCATAAACAAACCTTCTTGCACATATGGGCTTACACCGCGAGACAAGAACGACCACAAAAATAGTTTGCCAGTAGTAACTACATCAGCTTTGCCAGATGTATATAGCTCTTTAAATTGTTCTGCGTTTTTAAATCCTGCGCTTGCGTCATCAATTTGTCCTTGCGTTAATTTACGCAATGGTGCTGCTAAATTTTCTGGAGACTCAAGAGCTTTAATTGCTGCGTATGGAGGAACTGGAACTTCGTCTGTTTTAAAAGCATAGCCCAGTATTTTTGTCCAAGAGTCTTGCGTCAGTATTGGATCCGGGAATTTATTAAAAATTACATCTAAGTTTTCAATTTGCTTGCTTACATTCTTTTCATTAGTAGACAAAACAAGCAATGGCTTGTCTGGCATTTCAAAATTTAAATCAGCAACCTTAACTCGTAAATCTTGTTCAACGCCAATCTTATTTCCTGGATTGACGTTAACGCCTGGTAGCAAATCAATTTTTGGCGTTAGTGGATTTCCAGCCCCACCGCCAGGAGCGACATCCATCAAGCCGCCAGTCTTGCGCAAATAGCCTTCAATCATTTCACCGGCTACTGGTGCCAGCGCTTCGCCTACAGCCTTGCCACCTTTTGCGGCAAGCGCAACGCCAGGCACAACATCCAATCCCTGCAGCACGCCAGTTCCGTAACTCAATGCAGCTTTGCCATACTCGCCCGCCTGCGCAGCCTCTCTTGCCTCACCAGCAGAGATGCCTGCCTCCTGCGCGGCAAGTGGAATGACAAACGGCGTTAAATCTATCAAGCCAATACCTAACGGTATGCCAGAGCTTTCGCCACCAAACATCGTTTCAGATAGTTTGCGTGCGCGTGCATTGTCCATGCCTGTATTATCAATAAGCATCTGCTGCATACCGCTAACCATATTTTGACGCATTGTCATATCTTTTGGAATGACAGAGCCTACAACGCCAGCCTTCTGATCCTCTGCAATCCTGCGCATGATCATTTCCGATTGCGTTGCCAGCGGCATATTGCGCATCATCTCCGCAGCCTGTTCAGGCGTGGTCGGCGCTTTAGGCAAGCCAGCACCAGAAGGCGCGTCTGTGCGCGTTTTGCTCGGGCCAGCGGCCAGCTGGACACCTTCTAGGCTAGGCTCCTCTGGCGCAGGCTCTGGTGGCGTGGTGGGGAAGTACCCCTCCACAATCATGTCCATGTAACGCTGTTCAATTTGGCTGTATGCCACTTCAGCCTCCCTCAGATATTTTTAGCAGGCGCTCAAGTTCTTGGATCTGGCGCAGCCTTCTAGTACGGTCACCAGGATCTTTTGTCGCTTCAGCCTTTTGCTTTAGCGCTGGCAAAGTCTGCCGATTGATCGGGCCAGTAATCCAATCCTTGTCTGGCTTTGCGCGACCGCTCTTATCAATCACAAAGTAATCTAGCGATTCCTTGGCTTGCTTTGCGTCAGAAGTATTTGCTTTTGCAAAAATTTCAGATTCAAGTTTATTCAAAACTTGACGCTCATTTATTGTTTCGCCTTTTGCTATTGCCTCAGACTGTATTTCTAAAGATCTAATTTTTAACCTTTGTTTGCGTTTAAATTCTTCGCTGTTCTTGTCAAGCACAACAATTGTTCCAGGATCGGCATTTATACCGGCAAGTTTGTTCAATCCAGAATCTAGCTCTCTATCGCCAGATTTATTTTCCTTATTCATCAACCGTTGCAATGACATTCTTTGTTTAAGGTTTAAACCAGGAATTCTATCTAGCTGCGCTTTGGTAGTAATCTTGTTATCAAAGATTAAACCTTCCGCATTGTATTCAGCCAACAAATCACCAGATCCTTCTTTCTCCGGCTCGAGAAGATCCTTGATCGTTCCAATAGGAAGCGACCCAGGCGGCAGCGCCATTAGTTTCTCAACAAGTTTTATGCGTGTTGGGTTTTTGGTGTCTTTGATTGGATATATCTGCTCAAGCAAATCAATTGCTGTTGCTTCTGCGTTGCGCTTTTCATCTTCGCGCTTACGCCTGCCAATCTCTTCGCGCTGGTTTACTGCCAGCATGAAATTAGCAGAGATCTTTGCCACAGACTCAAAATCATTTCTTGTCATTTCCTGCAGCACTGCGCTCATCTTTCCAACATCGCCACGCCTAATTTTGTCTAGCGTAGCCAATGGATCAGCTAGAAACTCATCGGATGTCAAATGTTTAGTTACAGCATTGATCTTTGCTGTACGCAGCGCAACCATAAACTTTTCACTGTATTCTTTTTGTATGCCAGCATCACCAATCAAAATTGACTGATTGACGATTGCTGTTTGAATCATGCTAGAAAGGTCATCAACCGATCTTTGTTGATTGTTTTCATCAATCCAATATCCCCTAGATACAGCAGCTTCAAGCAACTGCTTAGTATTGTCAAAGTCTAGGTCAAACTTGGAAATGTCTGCGGCTTTCTTGCGCTTCTGCTCTGCTTCGTATGCAGCATTCAATACCGTGTTTCCATGCGTTGCCATCGTCGCACGAAACTTGATGGCAGCCTCGCCATCAATCTGCGACAGTGACTTAGCATAGCCATCAGTAACATTGGCAATTTTAGTAGCAACGTTTTGCGAATCGGCATTACCATTCTGCACATCTACCAGCAGCTTGGTTAGCTCGTTGCGGCCTTCCATCTCAAAGTGGCCAGACAGTTGCAGCATCCTGGCTTTTTGCAATGCCTTGCCGTAGACAGTAAAGTCGCTGCCAAGTTTGCCAACGCCAGGAATGGCCGACGGCATACCCTCTTTTGCCAGTTGCAATTGCTGATCGGTAATTGGATTTTGTGCAGCAAACTTTAACGCCTCTTCTGCCGCCATATCCTTTGCCATGCCAAATACAGTCTGCGACATACGGTCAAGAATGTCAGCCATCGTCGCAGAGGTACGCGCTTCTTCGCGGGCAGCCACCATATAATCCACCTGCTGCGGCACCACGCGTTCCATAGGCGTGCCACCTGGTGCTGCTATTTGAACGCCACGCGATTCGATTCTGGTTGCCATGTCTTACCCTCTGTATACAGTCTGGCCAAGCTCAACCGCACCACGGGTCAATGTAGCACCAGCCAGCAGGCTACCTTGCTGACGCGCCGCTCTGCCTGCTTGCTCGTATTGGCCAGCCTGCCGCTGTGCCGAAAACACATTCAAGAAGTTCTGGTACTCAGTTGATTGCAGCATTGCAGCCGCATCTTCAAAGCCCATCACTTTAGCTGTCAGCGCATTCAAATCCATGATGCCAACATCAAACATGACGTTCTGCACATTCTCTCGCTGAACCGCTGCGGTACTACCTTCGCCGAATGCGACACCGCTAGCAGCAGCCCGAGCCCGAGCTGTGGCATTTACCGAGCGCAGATTCTTTAGCAATTGGTTGCCAGCAATCTGGTAGTTCCTTGCCTCAATCTCAGCTTTCTTTAACAGTCTGCCAGATTGGATCTCAGCATATTGCTGCGACATATCTGCACGCACTTCAGCAACCGTGAGGTTGTCGCGTGCCTGCAATAGGTAGCCGGTCTGCTGCTGGATAGCGGCAGCCTGCTGTGCTTGAGCTGCGCCATAAGCCGAGATAAACCCTGCGGCTGCAACTATTGAGCCGCCTGAGATGCCACCTGTTGCAGGTGCGCCACCACCGGCAGCACCAAGTAATTCTTCCCTAACAATATCAGCCATGTCTATGTTCCCGAGTAAACGGCCACGCGGTAGTCAAGGCCTAGTAAGTTCATTTTCAATGGCAAGTTCTGCGACACCTCAATTGACTGCTCTCGGCTATAACCTAGTACACCATTGACCCGCTTAATGCCAGTGAAGGTTGGCTCTGGATCATCCAGTAGCGGATTGTCCAACAGCCTAAACGCCACCGGCTGATTGTTGATCACAATGTTTTGTGTCTCCTCCAGTACCGCAGCAATCTCAACAATGCGCTTCTTGAACGATACCCGGCTGCCGGTCTGCAGCTTAATCTCGACAGGCATAGTCTTGACGTAGACCGTGATCGGCAGACCAACCTCGTAGCTAACGGTCGATGCCCGATCAAATGTCACCGAGCCGCCACCGCTAACAGTTTCATCCGACTGCGGCACGCCGTCCGTGATTACATCCAACGCCTTGCCAATATGCGGCAGGCCAGATGCGCTAGCTGCAGCGGCACCAGTAAATGCGCAATCTGTATACAGATCATCCTGGAAGCGCTCAACAAAGTACCTTGTTGTGCCATTGAATACCCGCTTGGCCACGCAGTAGATCTGCGTCACATCCACGCCCACATCAATGAATTCACCATCGGTGGTGTACTCAGACGGCGACGTAATCTGCTGGCTGCGCATAATCGAAAAGACTGCCATGCTGCCATCATTGCTGTTGGTCATCAGCAACAGATCGGCCTCTTCTGTACTAGATGCGCGACGCAAAGCAATCCGCTGTGGCCCCTTCAGCAGGTGGCCAGACAGCAGCGAGATCCG